CTATTTTCATTTATGTTCCGTCCATAATATAGTGCTATTGTGTGATATAATAACACACACAACAGTATTTGTCAAGCGTTTATTCTACGATAAAATCACCGAGGTCTGAGTCGGCTTTAACTGCACGTCTACGTCTCGTTTTCTTTTCTTTCTTGTAGTACTCCTTAAACTGACTATCAGCTTCTTTCACTGAGTCAATACGGAGTCTTAGAGTATCGATGAATTGTTGTGCAACCATATTCGCACCCGCTTCACCACTCTCATTATCAAGGAAGTTCTCAATGCCACTTTGTGCAAGATACTTCATCTTAATATTCTGTTGTTTCTTTTCTTTCTCGATTCTACGTAGGAATGCATACCAAGATATCTGAGTGAAATATGCAAATGCGTTTGGTTTACCTGTACGTGTGGCTGATTCAATGTTATAGTTCTCAATCGCCTTAAGACAATTTTCTACTGCATCCATTACCATCTCTTCACGATAGGTGTATCTAACGAAGTTTGCTTTGTGTGATAAACCCTCACATATCTTTAAGAAACATTGTGCAATGTAATCCGTTACTACAGGAAGGGGTTTGTCATTCTCTCGTGCTTCATTAACAGTTGAGACATATGCTACCACCGCTTCTGAGAACTCTCGGTTGTTTACATAATGTGGTTTATCTTTAGGTTTCATTTTCACTCCATTTATTTAACGACTATTATATACCATAAATCAGGGTTTGTCAAGTATTATTTATTCGAGTCCTTAGACCACTCGTTGAGAAGTCATGTTGACGATTGTTATAATGAATCTCAATACCGTTATCAATACAGTATTGTTTACCTGTGAACTTCTTGTTCTTGTATTCCTCACCGATGATACGTACATCAATCGGATATACCTTAAGGATGTCCAGTAAGTCTTTCTCGGTACGATAGGGGATAATCTCATCTATGAGAGAGATTGCGGATAGTTGGATATACCTCTCTACCATAGATTGGATAGGTGCATTCTTTTCTGCACGGTCTAATGATGGGTCTGTTTGTAGTCCCACAATAAGGTAATCGCATTGTGCTTTAGCTTCTTTAAGCATTGCAACATGTCCCGCATGTAATAAGTCAAATGCGGAGGCGGTTAAACCTGTTGTAACTTTTTTTAAATTAACGCTTGCCATATTCTGATTTCCATGTTATAATAAGAGCTCTGCTGGGGAAGGTTGGATACACACCTAATGTATCGTCTTTTTTCCAAACAAATCAATTACATTATTATGTCCACCATCCGAATCACCGTCAAAACTATCAAAACTATCAAGTTCATCTAGATACATTTGCATGTCTTCGGTGGATACTTTCATTTTCTCTATAGCCTCACGGGTCATTCTTTGGATATCTGCTATGTCCATTTCATCACTGACACCCTGAAGTCTTTCGAGATGAGTCTTATGCATGTCCTGAACGGCAATTCTATATTGCACAAGAAGGGCTTCCATAGGAACCGCTATAGCGACCACATGTATATTTAGAACAACCTGAATGTCCTCTTCACCTTCCTGATAAATCATAAACGGGCGAAAAGAAAAATACTTATCTCCTGTTTGATTCTCATACATACTTAACTTCATTGCATTCTTAATTGCAATCTCATCGTGTTCTTCATTGTTCCACTCTACAATGTCCGCAACAATTTCGTCACCGTTCGTTAATTTTATTTGTCTTAAATTATGTTTGGGATGTTTTTTGTTTATCATTTTAAATTTATCTCATATACTTTGTAAGGGAACTGCTCTTTACTATATATCTTGATTCTTTCACCACTATGTCGAAGAGTAAAGTTCTTATGAGACTTGACATGCATATCATCTGCAATATCAAATAACTTAGTAACACCACCATCGTCAGAAGTTCTAAGACCACGACCAATCGATTGCAATACCCTAATCTGTGATTTACTAGGACTTGCGAATACAATGTTATTTAGGTTTCTTATATTGATACCTGTGGAGAAGGTTCCCATAGATGCAACGATGATAGCATCCTTTTGTTTCTCTACAATACCCCTTATCTGTTCACGGTCTTGTGCATCTACCTCACCCGATACATAGAATATCTTACGACCCTCTTCAGCTTTATTTTTCATCATATCAAAGAGTATCTTACCGTGTTTTTCTACGTACTGGAACAAGACAAGGGTGTTCCCCTTTTGGTCTAGTGCAAGGTTTGTGATAAATTTGTTTCGTTTCTCATGACTTACGATATAGTCAATCTCTTCTTGATATGTGTAGTCCTTGACCATATGACATACATCATTATGATATCTCAAACACAATACACTAATATCAATCTTTGCGAGTGTACCCTTCTCTTGTAGGTCACGAGTTGCGGTTACTCTTTTGGTAGGGCCGAAGAGTCCCTCAAGTACGAGTTTATTGGTCTCTGTACCATCAAGAGTACCCGTAGTACCAAATCTATATTCAGCATTCTTTGCTTTGTTCATGATACCACTCAAAGACTTTGCTTTAAATAGATGAACCTCATCACCGAAGATACACTTAAAGTTGTCGTACCATTCGGGTGGGAATTTGTATACGGACTGCCATGTAGAAATAACCACACGTTTATTGGTAGTCTTGTCTTTACCACTGTATATACGATGTACATTATTCTCTACATCAAATCCATACTCATAGAAGTCTTTGTATAACTGTTCGACTAGACTTGTAGTAGGAACAAGGATAAGAACATTATCATCGAAGTTATCCATATACCATCGCATCAGATTATAGATGATAAAGGATTTACCACTACCTGTAGGTGATAATAGAATTGCACGTTTGTTCTCAATACCATGTGCGATTGCATCGTACTGATAGTCTCGTACATCAAAGGGGGATTCTACATCCTTTAGAAACTTTACAAGATTGGGATGTGATACCTTATTCTTCTTTTCGGGATGTCCATACTCTTCATTGTCCTCAAGTTGTAGAGGATACATTCTATCAGCACAGAACTTTTTTAGATGTGTGTATAGTCCTACATTGAGTTCACGGGTGACCGCATTAAATAACCTAATCTTACCATCCCATACACGTTTCTTAAATGCAGGCATAAACTTATGGCCAGGCACAAAGAACGAGAAGTAATCTCGGAGTTCCGCATTTTGATGGGGTTCGCATTGTATGTACATGAATGCATGGTCACGCATACGAACTGTGATTTGATTAGGTATACTCATTACTGTCCTGCTGAGAACGCTCTCCAACGAATGATATTGCCGACTGTTTGATGTCTCCACTTAAGACTATCAACAATCTCTTTTAGTGTATCTATCAATGTATTAAGGTACACGATTTTTTCTTCGCTTTGTTGTATGTCCATGTCGGTATCGTAGAAATGGTCTTTCTGTGCCTTAGTAAAACTATCAGGATTAAGACCATCGAACGGGTCATACTTCCAACCACGTGAGTTCATATCCTCTTCAGGCATCTTACCCGCATAGTATAACCACTTCTCTTTGAGAAGATGTTTCTGCGAGAACTCTGCTTTACGGAGTCGTAGTTTGGTAAGGGACAAATACTCTAGGTATTTTGCGTGGAGTGTGGGGGTTGCCATACTCACTTCTTCGTACTTGTTGTACGGTATTTCACTATCTTCTTTCCATTCAGAAAGGACGGTATCCAATTCAATCATAATATATCCTAATTATATAAATGTATTTAGAGTAGTTCTAACCTCGAAAATCTGAATGAGACATCGAAGGTAACTACTGTAGCTTCTCCATTTGATGTAAATTCAACCGCACCTAAGTCGGTTGGTACACAATCAAGGTACTTTAATGTCACAGTACTATTGTTGTGACTAGACAAAACCATTACTGATACATCACAGTATGTTGGGATTGCGACCTTACGTTCACTTGCGGATACTTGACCCTCATTGACTATACGTTCGAGATATGCCAACATCTCTTTGTATGCGGTCATGTTCTCGTCCATGATGATTGTAACAGTAAGGTCACCGTAAGTAATCTTATCACCCGCAAGAGGTTGTGATGTTACACGTCTGCCAGGCAAACTGACAGGATTAACATTCACAGATGGGTGTGATACTGATTGTGCGAAGTACTCCAAGTTGGGGTATCGTGTCCTATCAATAAGAACCTTGAACCCCGTAGGTTGGAGGTAGTTAAGATTAGTTGTTAACTCAGCGTCCGCAATTTGTACTGTACTATCTACTGGCATATTTAAATTCCTCTAATACTATTTATAAGAATTTACACGAGGGGATTCGGGATATTCCAGTTTTTTTATGACAGACTTCCAGTATGTTATACCCCAATCACATGACGAGGTTTTGCATCGGTTTAGAGCCGAAGTTGCCGACTCTATGCGTTTTTGATATACAACATCATTTGTATTATCTGTAGTATTAAATATAGGCATAGTATTATCTATACTCCTTAATGTATACCAATCTTGAAGTGTCTCCACCATCATTGTCGAATACACCCTTTAAGTATGCTTCAACGTGTTCACGGTACTCACAAGTGAATGTATCAACCCCGTGTTCAGATTGGATTCCGATAGTGTAACTCTTTACATCATCGTATTTAGTTTTTGTTTTTTGTTTGAATAAGTAAGACATATTTTTCCTTTCGTCTCTCAGTTATATGTCACCATATCATACCTAACAAAGAATGTCAAGCACTTTCTTTCAAAATAAGCACATTTTTTTGGACATTAAATGGGGTTCTTTATACACTTTTATGGACAATAAAGTGCTTGACATTTCTTGCTATATACTGTATAGTGTACATTATGAATAGGAACTCTATATGATTTTATCTAAAACAGATGCAGAATATGCCGCTAACGTCTTTACCGATTTCTTCTCGAACTTCGAACGTATTGATGATTATATGCGACAAATCAAACTAGAACGGATGGACGCTATGCCGTTCAGTCTGCCTGGCATGGGCCCCGAACAAGACCTATTTGATAAGTTTGATATGCATCCCCAAGACATGGAGTTTGTTATTGGAGAGGCACATCGTGACCAATTCATGTCCTATATGGACATCACCACATCCGCACCTGTAGAAGCGTCAATTCCTGGCAAGATGATGAACTGGGTAGTACGTGAGAAGAACACAGGTATGGTTATTGGTATGATTCGATTCGGGTCACCCACTATCAATAGTAGACCACGTAATGAGTGGTTGGGTAAACCTCTTGATACAATGAATGCAGAGGTCATGAAACGATTCAACGCAACATGTATCATGGGATTCAATATTGTACCAGTACAACCATTCGGGTTCAACTACCTTGGTGGTAAGTTACTTGCATCTATATGTACGTCACATGATGTGCGTGAGGCACTTAACAAGAAGTATGGTTCCAATATTTGTATGTTCGAGACTACATCTTTATATGGTAATGCCAAAGGTGGTGTGTCCATGTACTCAGGTATGAAACCGTTACTGATTGGTAATGGTCAGACCGACTCTAACTTTGCACCGTTAATTAATGATGACAACTATCGCAAATTGAGTGATTGGTTTATTGAACGTAACAACGGTGAGTCCCTTGTACCAAAGGATGCGTCATCTCGTAAGTTGAAGACACAACAGAAGATGGTGTCTATCATTAAGAACTCTTTGAAGACATATGATATGACACAGTACGCTAGGTTCTGTGAGACCTTTATTAATGCAAAGGGACTAACACAACAAAAGAATTCATATTACTCTTGCATGGGATTTGACCGTGAGAGTGTGAAAAAGTATCTCAATCTTGAGACAGATACCATTGTCAAAGCAGATAACTTTGATAGGTTCAGTCTTGAGGGTGTGACAGATTGGTGGCGTAAAAAGGCATCCAATCGATACGAAACTCTAAAAACAGATGGTCGGTTGCGTTCTGTTATAGAGACTTGGAATACAAACGCAGCCGATATCGATATTATAAGATAAAAGTCTTATATATACTACTGTGTTTTAGGAAACCTTTTTGGTATTCTATTTCACTTAACTTTAATCCAATAGGAGAAAACAATGGCTATTATAGCACTCGCAGAGTATTCTGCATCAAAACCTGACGCAATTGCGTTACCCAACTACACCGACCTTGGTGTAACTTCAGTAAAAAACCTCAAGATATCTTTCGATAATATTCATATCGATGATGAAGGGGGTAATAACCAAAAAGTAGAAACCCACACAGCACAAGAACTTGAACAACTTCGTTTGTCATTCGCAAACGGTGTTGATACTACAGAGTTCCCCCCAGCTGTATATGACCGTGGTACTGACCATGCGAAACGTTATGTCTTAGTCTATGGATTTGGACGTACTGACGCAGTCCGTGCCTTAGGACAAAAGAACTGGATATTCACGTTACTTGCTGGTACACCATCACAGATGGAAGATGTACAAGCACGAGAGAATGAGGGTTATCCCAAACGTCTCAACAAGGAAGTGGATATGCGACATCACCTTAGTCGTAAGGTATCTGACGGACGTATCCCTAACACCGAAGATGCTATTCGTAAAGAGTTCACACGTATTTACGGTAGAACTCGTGATGCATCATGTAAGGGTCGTGTACTGAATATGGTTATGGAAGAAGTTGGAACCCCTCAACCTTACCGATTATTTCCCTCACCCGTAAGAGTACAGGAGTGGGTTGAAAATCACGCATCGACTGAACATGTCGTTGGTGGTGAATATAATGATGAAAGTGATACATACGGTGTGTGTATTGGTGAAGGTTATCAGTATCGTGTTATCATGCAAGCGGTTCAACGTTACATGGAAACAGGGAAGTATACTGACTTAATTGGACATGTGAAAGCGCCAACTGCAAAGTTGCCACTTGAACTAAAAAGAAAGAAATTCATGCAACAACTGAATCAACACAAAGCTGCGTTGGAACATTGTGGATTGAAAGTTTTTCCTTTACGTGTTCTTGGATTCCTACCGCAAGATAGGGCAACAGAAAATGTAAAAGAATTGGTACAAGTCGCTTGACATTTCATGTTAAGTGTGTTACTATATAAACATAATGCGGAATTCGTATAATGGTATTACAAGAGGTTTCCAACCTTTTGATGGGAGTTCGATTCTCTCATTCCGCTCCAATTAACTCTAACTAAGGAAATATGAAACATTACCAAAACAGAAGACCCCAAAAACCTAAAAGAAAAGTATACCCCAAAGACGTAGGACTAAGTGTTACAGTCAGAGAGGGAAATGTCGAAGCGGCATTAAGAGTACTCAAAAAGAAAGTTAAGAGGGCAGACCTCATTAACGAGATTAAGGACAGACAGTTCTATCAAACTCGTAGTGAGAAAAGAAGGATTGCAAAGAACAAGGCAATTAGGAGAAGACAAAGGAATGAACAGAAAGTTCAGGAAATGATGGAACTCCACAAAAGGTCAATGAATTATATTAAATAATCCTTACCCCACTTCGGTGGGGTTTTTTTTATCCAAAAAAAAGGGACTCCGAAGAGTCCCTTAAAAATTGGTCTGGTTAACGATTTATCAGATTCGCCCCAAACTCTCGTTTTTTTACCTTTAACAGATACTTACGTAAGGATATTAGTAACCTTGAAGATTCTGTAGTAAGGGTTAGTCTTAACAGCAGCAAGACCGTTAGCAGGTGTAGAACCAACGAATGGGTTTGAAGCCATACCGTAACGAGTTTTGAACCCGATACGTGGTTGGAAGTTATCTTCACCGATTGCTTTAACCATTTGTAATGGTACATATGGGCAATAGAATACACCAGCGTCATAAGGGTTAGTACCTTTATAACCAACTGTTACGTAGTCAGTGCTTGCATATGGGTCGATGTATACTTTAACACGTCCGTTAAGAAGACCAGCAAATGTATTACCAGTGTCATCAACGTTCAAGTTAGTAGACATAGCAGGACTGTAATCCAAAGTACCTGAAGCAGCAAGAGCAGTTGCAACATCTGAAGAACAGATGATTACGTTACCTTTACCACGTCTAGTTTCTTTAGCAATTACGTTTGCTTCTCTATCGATTTGAACTGCAAGTCCTTTAAACTTCTCTGCACTCCAACGACCATCTGCATCAGATGACATGTTGAAAATACCGTTAGCAGTAACGTTAGCTTGTTGAGCACCAGTTTTTGCTTGAGAGTTTACAGTACGGATAACTTCTCTGTTGATTTCCGCAAGGATTTCAGTTGAGAGAATGTTAGCAAGTTCAGTTTCAGCGTCAAGACCATGAATCGCTTTAAGGTCTTGTGCAAGTTCGATAGTGTATTCTGCTTTCAACGCACGAGAAACAGCAGTCACAGTTGATTTCTCAATCGTGAAACCCATTTCGTGGAATGAAGAACCACCAGTTGAACCCATTGCTTCTGCGTCTACAGTTGGCGAACCAGTTGCAGCTAGAGCAGTTAAACGAGCACCTTCGGAGTCAACACCGTTCCAACCTGACGCATTGTCAGAGTCGTGAGTACCTGAAGAGTCACCTGAGAACTGAGTTTCAGCTTCGTTGAATAACGCTTCACGGTTAGATGTTGCACCACCACCGTATCTTGCCTTCATTGCGAAGATAAGACCAGTTGGGCCGTTCATAGGTTGTACACCAGCGATATCATATGCGATGAGGTTAGGCATTGCACGTCTTACTAGTGAGATTAATACTGGGTCAAAGTTAGAAACTGAACCAGTGTTGTTTGCGGGAGAAGCTGCGTTCTCAGACAGGAATGAACCCATCTCAGCACGTTGCTCATTCATCGCACGTTCTTGGTTTTCTAGAACAGCAGCAGTAACCGCTTTTCTATGGTTGTCTTGAATTGTTCCAGCAGACTCTTCGTTTAGAACGGGACTCCACTTTTCAATCAAGTTGTCGAATGATTGTTGCATTTTATTTTTCCTTTAAATTTAAAATGTTTATTTCTTAGGGGAAATTTTTCTTACAGCAGAAACATAACGTTCCATTGAAGAAGACAAGACAAGATTTTCATCTGCATCTGTGTTCTCTAAAATAGTATCGTCAGAAGTTTCTACCACTTCTTTTGCGAAGTAAGATTCTTTGATAGTTTTAACTTTGTTAGAAAATTGCTCTTCATCTTCAAAATCAACGTTCTCAACTAATCCCTTTAACTTCTCTACCTGTGTATCGGCTAGACCACGTGCATGTTCTCTAATAATAGAGTCACGCTTATACTCTTCCAATTCTCCAGTAGTGTCGATTACTTTCTGAGTAGTTTCGTTGAGTTTAGACTCAAGTTCTTCTACTGATTCAGCAAGTTCATCAACTAGGTCAACTTTAGATTCAGGTACTTCAATATAAGACTCTACGAAAACACCTTTCAGTTTTTCCATAAATGTCTCTGCAATTTCAGCACGGAGACCGTTCTGAATTGCGACTTGATTGTCTTGCATCCAAGTTTCAACTACATAATTTAGGTAGCTATCTACTTTCTCTACAAGTTCAGCTTTAGTAGAAGATACTTCTTCTGCTAACTCTTCCTTGTACTGTGCTTCAATTCTATCAACTTCTTCTGATAGTTTTGATTTAACAGCGGCTTCGAAAATTACTGCGGTTTTAGCTTTAAACTCATCACTGAGAGTAGCTTCAGACTCGACTAGTGCATCCAATTCAGCAGTAGTATCAACCTGTGTTTCCACGATTGCTTCACCTTCATCCATATCTGCATCTTCTTTATGATAACTAGCATACATGCCTTCCATGTCTACTTTAGACATTTTCAACATTTTGTTAGTCATCGCACTAATCATACCCGCCTTAGTTTTAGGAGCAGGAGCTTGTTTCTTTACTGCTGATTCAGCATCTTTAACAGTCTTTTCAGACTCTTTATCGTCCTTACCTTTATCGGTAAGTTCAGCTGCTTCTTCTACAGTTTCTTCTTCGAGAGTTTCTTCCACG